ACGACGGTACGGCCGCCGAACACCGCGCTATTGCAAATTGGATGGAGGCGGCCTTTGGCATTGGATGACAAACACCCTGAATTCATAGCTCGCATCGGCGAGTGGGTACAGATGCGTGACACGTATGATGGTGAGCGTGCGGTCAAGAAAAAGCGACTCGAATATCTGCCGCCTACTGAAGCAATGACGCAAGACGGGATGACGACGCCACAATCGCCGGGCTGGCGCGATTATGAAGCATATTTGATGCGCGCGTTTTTCCACGACGTTGTGCACGACTCGGTGAAAGCCATGGTCGGCATCATGCATATGAAACCCGCGACTATCAAACTGCCGCCGCGCCTATCCGGGATGATGGATAAGGCGACCATTCAAGGCGAAGGCTTGCAGATGCTTATTCGCCGGATCAATGAAGCGCAATTAAAATTTGGCCGCTGTGGTTTGCTGGTCGATGCGCCGACAGGTTCGGACCCGAATATGGCGTTGCCATACATCGCGTTCTATGAACCCGAGCGGATCATCAATTGGGACGCGGGCCGACGCGATGAGGGCCGCAACATGCTAGAACTTGTCGTGCTCGACGAGTCGGGCTTTCAACGCGAGGGCTTCACGTGGGTTACCGAGCGTAAACATCGCGTGTTAACACGTGGCGTTCCGCAAAGTTTGGAAAGCGGCTGGACGCGGCCCGACTATGCTGACAATTTTGCCGTTTGTGTTAAAGTCAATGATATGTCTATGCCCATTCCGCAGGATTTCATTTTCCCGCAGATCGCCGGGCGCTATTTGCAAGACGTGCCGTTCACGTTCATCGGTTGCAACGATCTTGTGCCCGAGCCGGACGAGCCACCGCTTCTCGGGCTGAGCAATTTGGCATTGGCAATTTATCGCGGCGAAGCTGACTACCGGCAAACACTATTCCTTCAGGGCCAGCAAACTCTCGTTATCATCGGGCCGCAGGATGAAGCTGACAATCAGCTTCGCGTCGGCGCGAAGGGGCTTATCAGTTTGCGCCAAGGCAGCGACGCCAAGTATGTCGGCGTAAGTGCGCAGGGCCTTGGCGAAATGCGTCAGTCGATTGCGGCCGATAAACAGGACGCCGCAACATTCGGCGTTCAATTCATGGACATCGGCAGCGCACGTGGTGAGTCGGGCGAAGCCCTGCGTATTCGTGTCGCTGCGCGCACGACAACTATCTCGGCTATCGCACAAGCCGCTGGCGCGGGTCTCGAAAACGCTTTGAAGCAATGCGCGGTATGGGTCGGAGAGGACCCGAGCACCGTATCGGTTGTTCCGCAGACCGATTTCTCGGACAGCAATGTCGCGGGCGCTGCACTGCTGGCCTTCATGCAAGCGAAGCAACTCGGCTTGCCGCTGAGTCTGAAGTCGATCCACCGTATGATGCAGTTGAACGACTTGACAGAAATGGACTTCGACGCGGAGAACGAGCAAATCGAGGACGAGGCCGAGACGCTTATCGGCACGATGGTGCACGGTTCAAATATCGGCGATACGGACGAGTCATTCCTCGACACACCGCCGACTGGCGGCACGGACCCAGCGAACCCGGACCAAATTATCCCACCTGCCGATCCTGCGGCCGTCATTCCTCCGAACCGGAACGTTCCGGTTACGCCACATACACGCGGGTCACCTGTCCCCCTGAAACGCAAGGTCGGCCCGAAAGGCGCGTCGGCCGGGAAGTAAATCATGGCCGGAGTCGAGGACGAAGCACGTAATCAGCGCGGTGAGCGGACGACTGGTGGCAGCGGCGGTGAACAAACCGCACAAGCGTCGCGTGAGCACGCCGCGAAGATCGCAGACGGTCACACATCGCTGAAGGGCTTGCCGCAGACCCCGATGAAATTGAAGGACGGATGGTATACGCCGGGGCCTATGGGGCGTCTGCATGATGCGGCCGAAGCCTACATGAAATCCGCCGGACTCGATTACAACCCGCCAAAAACTTATCAAATGTCGGACCCGGCACAGGGCGCGCGGATCGCACAAGCTTTCGAGAATATGAAGCATGACCCGGCTGACCCGGCCGTTAAAGCATCCTATGAGGCGCTCGCAAAAGAAACCATGGCGCAATGGCAAGCGATCAAAGCAACAGGACTTCAAGTCGATTGGATTAAACCGGGCCAGAAAGACCCGTATGCCGACACGCCACGCTCAGCCGAAATGGATGTGAGCGAGAATAATCATTGGTGGGGTTTTCCGACCGATGAAGGTTTCGGCAGTGATCCCAACTTGAAAAATAATCCGCTGCTTCAGCCGTCTGGTGAGATCATCGGTGGCAAGCCTGCACTCATCAACGACGTGTTCCGTATCGTGCACGATATGTTTGGACACATCAAAGAGGGTAATGGCTTCTCCCCGAGCGGTGGGGACAATGCGTGGCGTTCGCACTACGCCATGTACTCTCCCGCCGCTCGACCGGCTATGACGACTGAGACGCGGGGACAAAGCTCGTGGGTCAACTACGGTCCTCACGGTGCGACTAATCGCGCGGCGCTATATGGTCCTAATGCAATGAATGCGTCCTCGAATACGGGCGGCGGTGTTATCTATGCGCCGCAGAAAATTGGCTTGCTGCCCGAGTGGGCGCAGGAAGGTGCGAAGGATAAATCATGACAACGAGGCAGGAAATCGCCGCGTGGAATAGTCATCGTCGAGCGCATCGGCTGCAACACTCACCGCGTACATTGGCGCGCGAGCGTAGCATTAAGCATGCGAATGCGTGGAATACCGCCATTGCCATACTCGACCAGACCGAGCTTAAGCTACGCGACTTGATTGAACGCGAGCTTGCGCCGGTTGCCGGGCTGAGTCACGAGAAATTTGGTGACGCCATGAAAGCTGCTAAAAAGGTCATGCGCAAGATCGAGGGACTGCGCACGAGCGCATTCAAGAAAGCGTTCCGCCACATCCGTGCTCTCGTGGGTCCGTCGAAGATTGCCGGATATTCACTCGCCACGTTGGCAGCGTCGCTTGCTCGCGATGACAGGGCACGGATTGACAACGCGGTACGTTCAGGGTTAATAAACGGCCTAAATAGCACGGCAATCGCCCGGCAAGTCGTCGGCAGCGCGGGAATGCGCGGTATCGACGGAGTGACGGAAGTCACCCGGCAGCGCATTGCAAGACTTGGCCGTGCAGCGGTTAAGCCGCGTATTCTCCGCAAAAAGGGAAACAAGCTATGAACAAGGAAGTCCTCGGCGGCCTCGCTGCATTAAGCATAATTGTGGCAATATTTATTTTCCACGGCCACCGAAGGCATGGGGTTTCGCCCACCGCACCGGTTTCAGCGGTCGTTGAAAAGGCAATTCCATTGCCGGGGCCGCGACCGCGCGAGTCGGAGCCGGTGTCGGTTGTGAAACGGCACAAAACATTCGAGACGGTCGGCACGACGCATGTGACGGCCGAACAATGCGCGCGAGTGAAAGCCGCTGCTGCATATCTATCGAAATCTCAAATTGCCGCCGCCGCCAAGGCGCAAGGCGCGACAGACGAGCAGATCAGAGCCGCGTTAGTTTGTTTGGCGAAGTAAAGGACCATGTGGTCGCCGTGTCGGATGTCCAGCACGGAGAACGAGGGAGGCTTCCATGGCGAAGCTTAAGACGATTTACGATACGCAAGAGGAAATCCCGGAGGGTCTCGCCGATTACTACGTCGAGCGCAACGGGAAGTTTGAACTGCAAGCCGAGGGAGTCAAGACGCAAGCGGACATCGACCGCGTGCAGGAAGCTCTCCGAAAAGAGAAAACCGATCACAAGGCAACGCGCGAGAAGTTGTCGGCGTTCGGCGATCTCGATCCGGCTGTCATTCCCGATCAACTCGCCGAGCTTGAAACCGTCAAGACGCAACTCGACGCGGCGATCAAGGACGGCAAAATCAACCCCGAGGCGCAGCAAGCGCACATCGACGCGGCCGTGAAGCGCGCCCTCGGCCCGAAAGAGCGGGAAGTCACTCAGCTACAGCGTGACCTTGACGCCGCACGCAAGACGGCCACTGAGAAAGACGCGGAAGTTTCCGCGTTGAATACCAGCATCAAAAAGGGCAAGATCGTCGGCGCTCTGCGCGATGCTGCGGCCGTGGCGAAAGTCATCCCTTACGCAATCGACGATGCCGTGATGAACGGCACCGACATTTTCGAGATTGGCGAGGATGGCCGCATTCTGACGAAGGACGGTGTAGGCGTCACGCCGGGCATCGAACCGAAGGAATGGTTGAAGGACATGCAAGAGGCAAAGCCGCACTGGTGGCCGCAATCTGTTGGCGGTGGTTCTGGTGGCGGACGCGGGAGTCCCGGCAATCGCACCGACAACCCGTGGACGAAAGAGGGCTGGAACCTCACGAAGCAGGGGCAGTACGTTCGCCAGTTCGGCGAAGCAAAAGCTGCGGAAGCTGCGAAGGCAGCGGGAGTCACGGTCGGTGCGACGAAGCCTGCCGAGAAAGCCGCCGCTTAAGTGTCCCCGGTTAAACGTCGGCACTTAGCAATAAGTGCCGACGATTACTTCATGCGCGGGGACGGCTATGCCGGTCACATACGAATTCACAGGTCCGAACCCTTGGGATAAAGCGACGTGGGACCCGCGTGCGCAAATCGAATTCATGCGCGCTACTCGCGCGGATAGTGCATATCGGGGCGACAAGCATGCGCAGGATCGTATAAATCAACGCATAGCACAGTCGGACACGAAGGGCATTCCACCGAAGGTGGAAAAGAAAGTTCCGTTCCAAGTCATCATTGAAAAGCGGTTCTATCCAGCAACGTCCGACATAGGCGAAGCGGTCACGCTTGGTTTTGGCGAGACCGGACCTATGCACGCGGGCAATCAGTACCCGCTTGCGATCTCGTCTCAGGTCGTTACGTTTCCTAGCGCCACGACGCCGAGTCAGAGCGCATGCGTTGTGCCTGCAACCGGCCACGCGACGGTCACGCTCGAAGATGCTCACGGCAATATTATCTGCATCGTTGAATTTGCCCCGCTCATGTTTACGGGCACGTTCGATTGGACTTCTCCCGCCACGACTTATCCGGCAGGTACAATTTTGTATGTGGTCGCTGACGGCGATCCGACACTATCCGGTGTGACGCTTGCGTTTGTCGGAACAGCGGGTAACGCGCCATGACCTTTCAAGTCGATACCGCAAATATACTTTCAAACTCGGCGGCGGTAGGCACGAGCAGCGTAGGCGTGACTAATTTTTCGACGGCTGTCGCGGGGGAAGTTCTTATTGCGCTCGTCGCCACGGCAACGAGCGGCGGCTACATCACTACCTCGACGTGGACTTCGACGGGCGTGACATGGACTTTGCGCAAGCGCGAACAATTCCAATTTACGCCGATTACGACGGTGATTTATGTGACCTTGGAGGAATGGTACGCGACTCCGAGTGGATCGCTAACAAATGAAACGATAACCGCAAATCTGAGCGGTACAATGGCCGGAAGCGGGCAAGGGGCGGCGATCACAGTTTTTGGCATTGAGGGTGCGAACACCACCACTCCGTTTGATCCTAATTCGTCACTGCCTTCAGCGGGGGAAACGAATACTGCTTCGGCTAACGGATCGTTCTCAACGACCGAAGCGAACACTATTGCGTTCTTAGCCGAAGTAGGTCAAAGTATTGGCGTTCCAAGCGGCACCACACTTATAGGTGATCCGCTACTGGGCGGCGGCAATGAGGGACGCCTAGATAGTTTCTTTAAAGCGTACACAAGCGCGCAAACAAACAATACTAATTTTGTACTATCATCTGCGCCAAATTGGGCGTGGATCACGGATGCCGTTCAGGAAGCCGCATCGGCGGACATCGCCAACCCGGTCGTCACAAACCTGAAAAAGATCACGCAAACTTTTGATGCGATCAGCGGAACGGCAGCGGCGATCACCACAACACTGAAGTCTATCACGCAAAAATTCACGGCGGTCGAAACTGGCGCTCATATCGCGCAGACATTCCCCGGTTTTGGCAAAGCCACGCAAAAATTGCTCATGAACAACGCGCCGCTGCCGCTCGATGGCATCGCATGGAATTTCACAAACTCTGGCGATACGGTTAACGCGACTCTGACGACATTGCAATCAGCGGATACGATCATTGTTAGTGTGGCAACGGTCACGGCGGGTAGTAGTTCGCCGTCTGTGACTGGCGTGTCGGGTGGTGGATTGGGGTGGTCTCGGCGAACCGCCGTGAATAGTCAAGCGCCTTTCTCACACGCCGGTTCGGAATATTACAATTCTATCGAGGAATGGTTCACAGTTTCGCCGGTGCCAGTTACAAATTTAGTCATCACGGCGACGATCAATGCGAATTTGAGCGGTAATTTTACCGGCGGCGATCCGGGCAATGGGCCAATCCTGTCTATCCTTGCATTTGGCTTGCCGGGTTTGAACACGCAAGCTGGTAATCCTTATGATCCGAACGTTAGCTTGCCCATCGCTGGCGTGCAATCAACCGACACAAACGTAACGGCTGAATACTCGACGAATGAAGCGAGCACCTACGCGGTCTTGTTCATGACCGAAGAAAGCATCGACAATGGCCCGACTGGCGCGACAAATCTATTGACGCTACAACAAGCGCAAGGGACTAACGAGGCTGGCACCTATTGGGGTTATCATCAGGGCTGGATATTAAAAAATACTTCGGTCCAAACCAATTCTCAGAATTTATATTTGAGCAGTGTGGATGCGGGCGACGAGTATATAATTGACGCTTTCGATCTTTCTCTGACAGACGCGACGAATATTAAAACGACGCTGGCCGCGATCACGCAGACACTTGATGCACTCGAAGTTGAGCCGACTCGTATCGTGACGACGCTCAAGGCGATCACGCAGACACCT